TGAAGTTTAATTTAGTCATAGGAAACGTAGTCGATCGTGTTTGTTGTACTGGTGAAGCTGCCTTCGATCATCTCAATCATCGCAAGGCCTGTTTCAATCACTCTTGGCGGCGTGACAGGCAAGCGGAAGCGACGCATAGCGCGCGTATGCCTATTCGTCTGCGATTTGTTGTGATCATTGGCATTGCCGTTGTTCATGTCCACTGTATAGGCTTGCGTGTCTGTGGCTTGCGTTGAACTCCAGTAGCTGTGGTTTGATAGATTGCCCAAGCCTGCATCGGCGAGGTTCGTATGCATTCCCAATAATTCCTCCAGCGATGGCAAGAACCAGTCGCTGAAGCCTTCCAGAACCAAGTCATTGGCAAGCCGTGCAGCGATGCCAGCGGTAGCGCAGTTGGCAACGATTGTCGGTGTGTTGATGATGCCCTGCCCGATTGCGTCAGGTGTTGCCCCCTCTGGTATCAGCGTGCCTTGACACCCCCAAGGCGCATTGGTAGACTGATCCGATTGCGATGTGATGTAGGCATAGCCGCTGTCGGTGAAGGTGTACAAGCCGCCCTGCACGAAGTCGCCAGCAGCGTAGCTGGCTGGGTTCTCGGTGACCTCGTAGCGATACTGCCCCTTGGTCAACGCGCCCAACGTAAACGCGAATTTGTCGTACCTGCTCTCGTAGCTGCTAAGGTTGTCAACGGCGTTGATGAATACGTCCGTAGCGTCAAGCGTTGCAAGGTTCGTCAGCCGCAAGCGGTAGACCGTCGCACTGTTCGCCCGCTCCGTCCACGTCACCGCTATCGTGTTGCTTTGGCTCGCCTTGAGGTATAGCATGAAGTTCTTTTATTGAAATATCCCTTGCCACGTTTTTATACAAATTGAACCGCCGCCGCGTGATCGTGTCAATGTCCAGTCGCTTCTGCATCTTGGCCGTAAGCCTATCCGCCATCTCGCGAACCATCGCTGGCTCGTTGATCATTGCCTTCATCGACTTATACCACTTCTTCGGCTGCTTTTCGTCCACCAGTACGCCATCCCAGCCATCTTGTATGCAATCGGCATACATGCAGACGTTGCTGGCGATGATCGCCTTGTTCATCCATGCGGCCTCGGTGACCTTCAACTCCGACTTCAACCTGTTGAACTTATTGTCGCGAAGCGGCGCAAGCGCAACGTCAATGAAGTTGTAGCCGCCAACGTAGCTGTAAATATCCGCCGCCTGTATGCGTCCGTAGTTGTTGTTCTTACCCTTATTGCTGAACACCTGCTCATACTGCTGATATATCGGGTTGCCCTCATTCCACCCGGCAAGGTACAGCATATATCGATTTTCCAGCGTGTGATCGTCGCAGAGGCGCGACAGTGGCAGTTCCAGCAATGCCACGTCCTCGGTATGTTGCGCCGCGCCGAAGTAACCGAAGCGCAGTCGCTCGCTCGTAGTCGGTTGCGGCTTGAACTGGTCGTAAAGTAGGTGCGGTACGTTTTCGCAGATCGTTACGTTTTTATTCAGCTTCAAAATCTCATCTCGGAGGTACGTTGTTGTTGTGATAACCGCATCCGCAAGTTTGACGTGTTCAGCGACAACGGCAGACATATTCGTTTCATGGTAATGCTTGTAGAAGCTATGCCCAGTCCCTAAATGCCAATAATCATCCATGTCCAAGATAATCTTCGCGCCGTATTGGCGTAGGATATCGGCGACAGGTTTAACAGCCTCAATAGGCCCAGCAATCCAAGTGCGGTTATACAAGAACAAGTCAATCGTCCGTAGTTCTTCGTCGCTCATCGTGCGCACGTCGGCGATACTCACGAACTCGGCTTCGCTGCCGAACATCTCATGGACGCGACTGCTTGGCATCTCCAAGCGGTAATAACTGCACCCTGTCGGATGCTGATTGTAGACAATACATACACGCATAGAGCAAAGTTAGGGCAAAAAAAAGAACCCTGCGCCACCATACGCAGGGTTCAACAACCAACCAAAACTGATGCTAATATACGCTATCCTTCGAGCGTTTGCGTCGATGAAGTGACAGCGTTTGCCGCGGCAGCCGTAACCTCAACGCATGGCTCTTCTTCCATGCCAGTAAGCGTCAACTCATAGCCACTTCTATCACCCATCGCCGTACCTGTCTGCGACGTGCCAGCACTTACTTCGATGCCGTTGTTCTTGCCAAGTAGCCAATACTTGCCATTTCTATCTTTAACAATAGCCATCATACGCGCCGTAGTCACCAGCCTCAACTCGTTGCGTACAGCTTGCTGCAGCTTGTTGATGATAAGCGTAGCCTCCTGCTGATAAAAGACCGTGCCGTTCTCCGTTGATGCGTTTATCGTTTCCGTGAACTGGCCGACACCTTTCGGCAGTTCGTATTTGTAGAAGCCGCTGACACCTGCACCTGTTGTGCCGCTGCCAACGCTTCCAGTTATCGTTGTCACCTGCGATGACGCGTTAGTGACTATGCTTGTAACCGCCGTGAATGGCGCAAGCCTAATCTCCGTAATGCCGCCGACGCTGTCGCGGCATCCTAATTTATATCCAGTTGTTAGAGCGCAAGCCATATCTATTTCGTTTAGTTATTGACAAAAGAAAAGAAGCGGGGAGGGTTGCCCCTCCCCACCAACTTACGCGGTCTTAAGCGCCGGAGTTGTAGCGTTGTTGCCCAAAACCAAGCTGATGTCAGCAGGGAAGGCAATCTGCACGCCGTACTTATACGCGGCTTGGAATCTTACGCTGTCGTTGTCGTACGATGCCCAAATGCGGAATTGATCTTCGTCGGAGAGTAAGTCCGTGCCGTAAAACAAGTTGGAGAGAGATCCAGCGAAAATACGCTGCGTGTTGTTCAATCCATTCACAGCTACGACCTTCATGTTTGTGCCGGGGTAGAACATCTCGCCGCCAGCTACCTGTCCGAGGTCGCCCTGATACAAGTTGACAGCCACCAACCTATGCGCGAGCATACGATACAAGTCCCATCCGCAGAAAGCTACCAAGTCGTTGTTGCTGATGACGCGAGTTGGCAGGTTGTTATATGCTGTTTCAAAGCCACTGACAATCGTCGAATCGCTGAAGTTAGCGCCAAGCTGCGCGGTTACGACGCTGGAAGCACCTGCACCATAGCGTGTCAGCCACAGCAATCCACCACCACCTGTGCGGTTCAACTGCGCGTCACCTGATGGCGACGTTGCGCCTACAGCCCATCCTGCCGTTCCTGATACCGAAGCACTTGCAGCGGCAACCGATGGCACTGACTGCCAAATGGCGCGCTCAATACCTTCGGCGATGCGCTTTGCCTTCTGCGTTGCGAAAGCCTGCTCAAATGGCACGCCTTCGTAGTTGCTGCCTTGCGTCAACTGCGATGCCAGCCAAGCCGTTTCAAGTGAACGAGGACATAACTCCTCCTGCACCTTAACGCGAGCGACAGTGATTGTACGCTGGCTGAATGTGGTAGTGCCGTCGGCGTTCCACGCACACGCGGTTGCATCTTGGAACACAGCGTCGGTGTCCATGATGTTTAACGCTTCCTGCGACTTAATGCCCACGCGCTTCTGCAATAATGACTGCGTCTTTGCGTCAAATACAGTTTGGGTTATCAGAGGCAGCTTGTTCTGCTCGACGTACCCGGTGATTGTTGCGATTGAAAATGACATAGGTTATTTTTTTAGGGTTTTTAGGGTTTCTTGTACTTCTGCAAGTCTGCTGGCACGGCTCATTTTCACCGACTCCACAACAGCGTCACTTGCTCTTTTCTTGGGTGCAGCCGTAGGCATCTGCGCCAACGCTGACAGTGCCGTGTCAATAGTGCTGAACCTTGCGGCGTTAGCTTCGACCTCTCCGCCCATCTTCGCCATCATCTCCTCGACCTTTGCAGCCAAGGCGGCGATAGCGGCCTCCATGGCCTGCATCCGCTCTTCATGTGGATCGGCAGGTGCGCCTTCGCCTTCGGGTGCTACTTCAATCTCCACCTCTTGCGCTTCAACAGCTTCGGGTGCAGCTGGTGCCGGTGCAGCGTCGCCGATCTCGACGATCTTGCCGCCTTCGGTAGTCACAACACCAACTTCGGGGATTGAGTGCGCGCCATCAGGGGCAGGCAGCAATCCTTCCTCGGTAACGACGTAGACGAGCGTGCCAACGGCTAACTCGCCATCAACGCGGACCATCGTGCCATCTTCAAGTTTATAGTCGCTGAACGCCAACGGCGCTGCGGCTGGCGCTGGTGCAGCACTGAAGCTGCGCAACACGCGTGTCAACTCTGAAATTCTATCTGATAGGTTCATAGTGTTAAATATCGTTGGTTTTGATAGTATGCAAAAAACTTTCAAAGGCTTCGGCAAACTCCGCCATCGCCACCTCTATCTCGCTATCGGTGGGCTGCATCCCGAAGTAGCCTTCTATTGAAAATCCGGTGAACTGGTCGCGCTCTTCCCAGACTTTGTCGTTCTCAACCTTAAACGATCCAAACCAACTGCCATCCTTCGCATCCTCGTACCCATTCGGTGGGTTGATGCCGCGATCCCTGTCAATCAAATAACTCTCGAACATATAGACACCATCAATGGCGGTGCTATGCT